GCACTAGCAACCTGAGCACCTGCACCTACAAGCGTGTTAAACATACCCTGAGAACGGTTCGCACGGCCTTCACGTGCTGCCGCTTGGAAGTTCACTAAGTTTGACGCAAGGTCACTAACACCGCCAGCCTCAGCTAGCTTCAAGTTACCAAGATTAGAAGCCTGTGCTTGCCCCATATCAGTCATACCCGCCAATCGGTTATACATATTCGTTTGGTCGCCTGTAAATCTATTGTAAGCATTTCCGTATTCTTGAGAGGCAGACTGTTGCCCATAGTTACTCAAAGCCTTCACAGCCTCTGGACTAAAGGTTTTACCTGTAGCTGCCATGGCACGCTCAATGCCTTTATTGCCTTCGTCTAGGCGGAACTGGTAAGAGGGGTCTGTCTCTAGCTGGTCTGCGCCAAAGCGCTGGTTTAGAAATCCGTAATTGTCTGCTGTAGCGTCACCACCAAAGCCCATGGCTTGCTGCATTGCTGTTAAACCCTGACGGCCTACGTCTGCATATGGCTGTACTTGTTCTTGTGCGTAACCTGTGGCTGCTTGTAACCGCTCACGCGCCAAACGCTCTTGACGCTCTGCATCGCCAGTATAACCAGCTTTACCACCAAATAATCCGCTAAACATCCCCAAAACTAAAACCCTTTTGTTGCATTGATTGGATATTGTATCCTTCCAGCGGTTTTAGCTCCACAGTAGCTTGTTAGCATTTTACTACAAGGCGCTATAATCCGCAAGAATTTTAGTTTTGCTCACACCCGAAACATTTATAGTAATCAAAACATCCCCAGCACCGTAAGAAACGCCGTCTTTCACACCACCCTCAGAAGCCATCCAAAGCATGGACTGATTTGCAGAAACCTTTGGCTCGCGTCTAGCAGAAATAAGCCCTTCCATTGGCAAAGAGGCGAACCACCTGTGCCAAACCTGATTTACAATACCGCCTTGATTAACTATAGGCTGCTGTGAAGGCGGGGTACTACGTTGCATTGATATACGCCGCATTTAATTGAACAAATACAGGGTCGCTCACACGCACTCTAAACACGCGGTCACGCCCTCGGCCTAGCTGACGCCATATAGGGCGCTGCCAGTATTGCCCCACCTTGCCAAACGTGCGCCACACCTCGTTGCTCCAGTTATTCCCGCCATCATCGCTGTACTGCAGCATAACCTGCGGGTCACTGCCCTGACCAACAGCCAAGGCCGTTGCCTGCTCCATATCTAGTTCAAAACTGGAGTACGATACAAAGCGCTTTTCGTCTTGCAAGTGAGGGCTTGTCCGTTCGCGGATGATTTCGTCCCCGTCATCCGTATAGTAATCCAAACTCATCTCATAAATTCGGCCATCAATTCTATCACCTACCATCAGGCGGTTATTAAACATCATGCAACAAAAGCCACGGTGAAGTTCCATACGGTTAGTGGCAGGGTTTTTGTAAGAACGCTCATGCCATAGCCCCGTTGTGCCATCCAGCACAAGCGTTGTATCTAGGCCGCGAATTTGTAGCATATAAAACACGTGCCCGCGTTCATGGTAAACCCACGCATAGCTATCGCTTATATCGCCCGCTTGACTAATTTTCCACTCAATAGATTGCGTGCTTACCTTTGTTACAGAGTAACCGTTGGACTGAAAAACTGTTCCCTTGCCCTGTTCATCAATACCGAGCCATATCACAGAGTTATTGAACTTCTGTACCGTGAACCCTGCTGCGCAGCCTGTTTGAATAATTGCCCCGCCAATACGCTCAAAAGGAAACGCAGCCGCACCCGTGTTAGCGTAGACCTCAACCGAGCGGTTACCCATAAGCCACAAGTTGCCGTTATCACTAAATGCGCACACCAGGTCGTCAGGGGAGCTTTCAACGCTGGTAAAATCCAACGCATCCCAGCTTAGACCGTTGTTAATGCCGCTAATAAAGTACTGCTGGCTATTTGCCTTGGTTACAATAAAATAACCGTCTTGAAAGGTCACATAGGAAGGCTGGGGGAAGTCCGCATCCGTGATTTTCGTAAACGCGTCTGTGTCTTTGTTAAATATCCAGCCGTCCGTTCCATCCACCAACATAATCTCCAACGCGCTCTCGGAAAAGGTGACGCGGCTAGATTGCGTGTTAATCGTTCCCCGCACAATCGTGCTCCCGTCACGGGTTACTTCCTCAAACTTATCTCCGCTCACAACAAACCCGCGCCCACTAGTTGAACTGATGCAGCCCCGCACCTGCCCGCCTTGGGATGTAGTGTATAACTTTAGCCCCGCAGTCCCGCGCAAGGCAGCAACGCTCTTACTTGTGCCGCTCTCGCTTAAGATAGGGTACAGGTTAATGCTGCGCTGCGCATCAAAGCTCCGAGCCTGCATTTGGTAGGATGGGCCAACAAAAGGGATTTCCATTAAAAACCTCGATATGCGTTGTATCTAGCCCCTGATGCAATATCTAGCTTTGCCACAGGTCGGTTATGCCGTGTGTTAGCCACAAACACATCTTTCTTGCTTTCCGCCGCGGCCGCTAGCAACATGCCCGTAGGTTGCTTTTCAAATTCAATGGCCACTTCACATGCCAAGTTGTAAACTAAAGCCCTCTCATAGCCCTCAGGAAGCGATATGTCGTCTGTAAGGCTTGTGAAGCTAGTTAAAGCCTTCTTGCTAAACATAACCAAGCTGTAAGAGCTAGAGCCTATAGGGTAAATATAGATTTTGGCCGTTGGTGAGTTGTTGTCATAGTAAAAGCCTTCAGGAATGCCCCCCGTGCTTTTATCTGCAATGCGTGCCCACTCATCCACGCTGTACTGGTTTAATTCATAATCTGTACTGCCTTGGCGAATAAATGCAGATTGTATTTCTATTGGTTTGGCTGTGTTAAAGTCCGCGCCGCTTCCTATTGTATAGCTCTGCGCACCTGTTAGCGCAAAAACTTCCCGCTCTTGGGTAAACACCATACCGCCAGCAGCAGACCAGCCGCTCATCAAGTTATTAAGCGCAGTTAGCGCATCTTGTGCCTCGTCATTCTGTAAATCCTGCCCGCGTCCTACTACGTTAATCTTGCGCAGAGCTTGGTTTATAATGCTTAGTGCTGTTGTCATGTTTTACCTCTAATTAAATAAGGGGGGAGAGTTTCCCCTCCCCTGTATTATACCACTTATGCAGTGATAACGCTTGCCCATTCAGGGCGTACTTCAGCCATGCCAAACAGCACGTCTGCACGCATAGTCATCTCGTCATTCACGCCATCGTAGAAGCGAATGAGGCGGACAGTGATGCCGTCCACTGTTTCCTGACCAACCATATCTTCGCCTTGTGGCTTGATAAGCGGTAGAGATACAAAGCGGAACGCATCTTTGTGGTAAGCAATGTTCTGACCGTAAGTGGTAGAGTTTGCACCAACAAAGGTGGTTGCAGCATTGTCAGCTGGACCAGCAGATACGTTCTGCTTAGAGCCAGTTGTCACAATAGCAGGGCTAATTGCTAGAGTTGCTTGGTTAGTAGAGCCAGTTACATCAGCCGTTACAACAAACTGCTGTAGGTTGCCGAGTGTAGCCTTAGTTACAGGGTGAACTGCAAATACACCAGCAAGTGTAAAGCGCGTGCCCTTTTTAATAACTGGAGCTGCTGCCGTAAAGCCGTCAACAATCAAGCTTGCGCCTGTTTGTGCCGCGCCCTTAACAAGCGTAGTACCTGCATGCGTACCAGTGGTTAGAGTAGGCAGAAGGTTGTTACGTAGGAACGTAAAGCCGTCAGCGATACCCATAGCACCTGATTTGTACTGCTTGCTGATTTCTTCGCTAGATTGGAAGAGACCTTTGCGCTCAGTAACAGCAGAGCGGTTAGCGGCAGGGTTCAATAGAACACAACGGTTGTCATAGTCTGCACAGCCATTCTCGTCAAGCTTTTGACCAGCTTGCAAGACAGTGTCAGTACCGAAAACAGTAGAGCCAGCAGTACCAACAAGGTTGTAAACAGAATCTACAGCTTGCGTTAGTACGGTTTGTTCAACGCTGCTACCTAGAGTAATCATGGCAGGCTTAATAACGCGCTCGGCGTATTTAGCCT